CAGCACTCTATATGGAAAGTGTAGGACAAAAACTAGAACTTGTTATCAGTGAATTAAATGAAATTGGTGATATAAATGGTAGACCAGAAACTTTTTATGACACTGTGGAAGAGGCACTAAAGCATCAAAACAATCTTAAAACATTAGAAGATGCTCTAGTACGACGCAGTGAGGAAACTGATCCATATCAAGAACAGATTGATGAACTACGCAATACAGCCATGGAAGAAATCAATTGGGATCGTGTCAATGAACTTACTGCTATAAAAGATCATCAAGAGATTTTAATTAAATTGTTGACCAGCAAGGATAGTTTTATTCGTAAGAAAATTATTGATCAAAACTTGAACTATCTTAATAATAGGTTAAGTTATTATTTGGATCGTATGGGCTTACCACATCAAGTGTTATTTCAGAATGATCTCACAGTGGAAATTACACAGTTAGGACAAGACTTAGATTTTGATAATTTAAGCAGAGGTGAACGCAATAGATTAATCTTAGGACTAAGTTGGGCATTTAGAGATGTATGGGAAAGTTTATATCAGAATATTAATTTATTATTCATTGATGAACTTATTGACAATGGATTAGATTCAAGTGGAGTAGAAAGTGCTCTTGCTGTGTTGAAAAAGATGGCCAGAGAGCGTAATAAAAATATCTACTTGATCAGTCATAAGGATGAACTACAGGGTAGAGTAAACAATGTACTCAAGGTCATTAAGGAAAATGGTTATACCAGTTATGCTACAGACTTGGAGATCATAGACTGATGCATAGAGATGATAGACTGCACGACGAACTAATGGCAGCATTTAGGGAATATTTTAAGGCACATACTGATTGGGTAGAAAAAGGCACACGAGTCTCAGGATTAAAAACACGTAAAACATTAAGTAAAATTAAAAAATTAGCCATGATGCGTAGAGAAGAAATTATGCAATGGCGTTATGCAATAGATAGAGAAAAGGCAGCACGTAAGGCACTTCAAAAGGCAAGTCAAAAGGCAACGCCATGACATACATAATAGATGTCATGGACACATCAAGGCCAACTAGTCACAGAAATTCCAGAGGAATACATAGGCTTCGTTTATCTTATAACTAATACAATATCAGGCAAAATGTATATTGGCAAAAAACTATCAAAGTTTGCCAAAACTACTTACAAGGTCGTAAAATTAAAAAATGGCACTAAGAAACGTAAAAAAATTAAAGGCAAAATAGAAAGTGATTGGCAAGAATATTATGGCTCAAACGACGCACTAAAGGCAGATGTAATAAAACTAGGTCCAGAAAAATTCCAAAGAGAAATATTATACTATTGTAAAAGTAAGGCAGAATGTAGTTATATAGAGGCAAGAGAACAATTCTCAAGGCGTGTATTGGAAAGCGATGACTACTATAACGGACAGATCAGTGTTCGTGTTCATGGTAGTCATATCAAAGGCAAAATTTTAAACGGTTAAGGCTTGGCACCGGCTAAACTTCAGGTGCCTCTATACCTGGACAAATGTATCGCAGGGATGATTTCGCTGCCGTAGCGAGGACTCAGCCACTACCCGCAAGGATGACGATCACTTAACTGCCGTGATTTGGCTGTTTGAATAGGATAAAGGCCAAAAGACGCTGATTTTCAGCACGTTTTACAAATATGTTAGCGTATATTTGTAAAACCGCCGTTGTATGAAGACTGTGCTCGAGGTACCGGACAACCGCCTCTGTAATGCACTAACGCTAATGACTAAGCAACTCGCATAATGTTCTTCGCCCTGTGTGGGCGAAGTGTGACGTCACAATCTGCATAATATTAAAAAAACAAAAGACGAAAAAACTTTTTAGGACGACTAAGTCCTAAAAAAGAGTGAGCGTAGCATCACTCTCCTTAATAAATACAAAATGAAACTTAATGAGTTAATCACTGAACAGGAAATTGCAGAAGGTTGGGGGACGACTTTAGCTACGCTTGGGACAAATCTTTTAGCTAAAGGAGCTAGAACAACACCTCAAAAAATAAATCCTGTTCCTATACCTAAGCCAATAAATTCAAAAGCAGCTCAAGCACGAGCTGGTGCTCAATATGGCGATACAATAATCAGTAAACTAGGTTTTTCTAAAGATTCATGGGTAGGTAAATTACGTCAGAATATGATGGCTAAAGCTATACAACGTAAAGGCCTTAAGGCTCATAATGATGCAGTGATTAATAATATGAAAGTGGCCACTGAGGCTCAAGCTAGAATTAGTAATCTTGGATTAACAGCATTTACTACAACTCTTTTTCTTTATGGTGTTTATGATTATTTAATGACACGCTGGGCTTTAGATGAAAAAGATCCTAATTATGAAAATGAAATAAAAAAACTTAATGGTGAATTTCTATTAAGTTTTTTAATTCCTAGAGTGTTTGGTGCTGGATTAAAATTAACCAGTAAGATGGTTACTGGTATAATAAGGCTCACTGGTCATCCAAGAGCTGCTGAAATGGCTCGTAGATGGGGAGGTCATGTAGCTAAGGTAGGTGAAGCTGCTGCTTTAGCATTTTTTCAAACTGATAAAGGCAAGGAATGGCTAGCCGAATCTACCCTATATATTATAGCAAGAGATTTTATTGGATCTGGTATAGAATGGCTAATAGATTTAGGTAAAGAATATCTTCCACGGGTAGCAGCAGGTGTAGTAGGAGCTGTACAAGGAACTAGTGATTATGTGTCAGGTGAAAAAGATGCAACAAAGGATCCTGGTGTTGATGCATATGCTAATACTGATAGACCTGGTACTATAACAAAGATGATGGATCCTAATTACAAATAATTAAACCAGAGGTAATCCACTCTTTTTAGTAAGCTCTATATTGTTTTTAATAATTTCGTTCATTATCATTCTATCTTCTGGGGTATAGATGTGTAATAGTTCTTGTGCAGTTATGCCGCCTCTCATGTACCAACTTATAGTATAAATATCTTCCTTTAATCTTTTACACTGTAATTCTAGATCATTGAATAAGGTTTCTAAGTCAGAATCCGGCACATAAATTAATTTCTGCCGAAAAAACTTGCTTGGTCCATAGTGACTACTACTTTGCTTTGATGTTCACATTCTGGACATTGTACATTTTGTGTGGGAATATCCCATTGTTGTTTATTTTGTTCCAGTTTAGTTTTAATATTACTAAAATAATCTTTGTCACTATTTCTAACCCAATCACTGATAAGTTCCTTGTCATAAACATTACCATCAGGTGTTTCTATATGTTCTATGCTGATTTCAAATAATTCTAATTGCATATCACCTATACGCTGGTAAATTTCAGTTTGAGCCTTTAGTGTGCCCACATCATCACCACTAGATTCTAGCCTGTTTAGTTGAGCCAACATTTTTTGTAATTTATAGTTTTCTATATTAAATTTAGTAATTTCTTCATAGAGCAACGGCCTAATAATAATTCTCAACTCGCCACAAACAATAGCATTATCATAAGTTTGGCCACTAAGATATGCTAATACATCACTGAGATCTATAGTATAATCATTAATACTTTGACAGTTTGGGCAACGATGACTCACATCCATTTTAGCACCATAACTAGCAATTCTTATGGCTACTAACAAGCAATCAACATCGATACTGGGCATTTTCCAAGCATTTACTATATGCGGACAACAACTTTGTACAACCTTTACAGTACTCTCTCCACTAAAAAGAGCGTCTGGGGTTTTCATAATGATCTCGTCCATACCTGTCATACCAAATATTGGAGTGTTAGTACTAGAACCTTGTGTGCTACCAGGCTCGTAGTAAATTCCTTTACTAGGCAAATCTATATAGATTTTAGGTTGACGAAAGTATTTCTGTAGTGGATTTGGACCAGTCATTGTAGCTCCAATAAATATAGTAGGAACTTATTTATATATGTTTTTTAACCGAGAAAAAATATGGCAGCAACCCCATTAGATCCATTAGTAGAAGGTGCAAGGAAGGGTAAAACAGCTCTAGAAGGACTTGTAACTGGAGCCAATAAGGTCCTTGATGCTCTTAAAAATACTCATGGTACATTTGAAGCATTAAGCGGTACAGGCAATAGATTTAACAATGACATGGTAGAGATGGCAATAGCAGCAGCTAATGCTCGTATGCCATTGAAAGAATTTTCTGAACTATTACAACAAAATAGTGAAAATTTTGCTGCCCTAGGTGGTAATGTAAACAGAGGTAGTCAAGAATTTGTCAAGCTAGCCAAAGAGTTTAATACCAGTGGTCTAGCAGAAAATTTAAGACAGATGGGTTTCAGTGCTGGTGAACTCAATGAAATATTAGCACTGCAAGTAGGATTTCAAAAAAGCTCATTTGACAGAAGCGCAGAAGGACAGAGAAAGGCAGCTGCCGGTGCAGCAGAATTTGCCTATGAATTAGATAGATTAACACAGTTAACAGGACAATCAAGGAGAGATCAGGAGGACAATTTAAAACGAGCCCAAGCTGATATGAAACTTGAGGCCAAGTTTAGAGAGATTGGTTTTGCCAAAGGTCCAGAAGAGGAAGCAAAAGCTAGGGCAATGTTCAAGGAAAATTTTGCTGTATTTGCTGCCAAAGGTATGGGCGACATGTACAAAGAAATGGTGGCCATGAATACTGTGACTTCTCAGAATGCTCAAACACAGTTTGCTATATCAGGTAAAGCAGGTCAAGAGGCTATGAGAAGTGCCATAGAATTAGGCAGAGGTAATACAGAATTAGCCAAAGCTGCAACAGAGCGTGCCGAGATAGAAGTTATGAATCTACAGCGTAGTAGAGCATTCAATAGTATTGCTATGTATGCTAGCGGAACTGTTGGTGAAGTTGCACGTCAAACTATGGCTGCTAATGATAAAGCCTATCACGGTATGCAGGCTACGATGAAAGAATATGGTATTGATGTTAATAATGTCAATGAAGCACTTAAAAAACAAGCTGAAGAAATTAAAAAGGAACAAAATGCAAGATCAGGCATAACCTCAGCCATGATCACAGGAAAGGTACAATTGGAAACTGCCTATGCTGCATTTATGGAAAGAATGCTTGGTGGCATCAATAGGGATCAAAAACTAAATGAATCTTTATTAACTTTTTCAAAACAATTTAGTCAAACTCAGCCAGGTGATCTTCCTAAGGATACAATAAGACGATATGAACAAGCTTTAAAAGAACAAAAGCCTGGAGGTACTCCTGCTAGTGCTGCTAGCGCTCAAGAAATGTATTCTAGAATGATTGGACAAATGGGCGGTGATTTCGCTGTACAATTAGGAGCACAAGCTGCTAAGGGACTTGTAGATGTAACAAAAACACTGATATCAGGAGGTCTTGGTGCCGCTGAAAATATTATTAATGCTGTAGATATTAACCTGTCAGGTGATATCAAAACTGATAAAGAACCAAAGACAGGTCGTGCTGGTGGTACATTAGGCGAAACTGGTAATGTTATAGAACCTAAAGATGTACAAGCTTTATTGCACAAAGGTGAAATGGTATTAACACCAGAGCAACAGCGTAATATGATGACTAATATTAGGACTGATGCTATAGCAGATGTAATGCACAAGATGGTAAACACTGCTTCTAAGACTAGTCCCACTGACACTTTTGCTGTAAAAGATTTGCAAAAGATTGCAAAAGATATAACCAGTGTGGCAAGTAAAGTAGAAGTAATTAATTGGCCAAAGAACTTTACAGGAGCTGCTGCTAACCCTCCAGCTCAAACTAAATCAACAGAAACAAAGCCCACAGAAGTTAAACCATCTGATAAGAAAGAAGAAAAGAAAACTGATCCTAGACAAGACTTGGCCAAGCAAATGCCAACTCAAGCCAGTGTTCGTAGTGTGGATAATCAAATAGACAGAGCAGAAGAAATTAAAAATGCTATGCCCAGTATTGCTAGTTTATTCATAAAAGATCAGGAAGATGAATTAGAAACAGCAGCAGAACAATTTAGTGGAGTATTTAAAGACCTTATTCCTATACAAGAATTAGAAACTACACAGGAAGAATTTAGAAGCAAGTTCAATGAAAATCAAAAACGATTAATTGAAGATTATAAGAATAGTAGTGAAGAAAATAGATTTTTTGCAGCAGAAGAACAACGTGCTGCAATGGAAGAAGATCTTAAATTATTACAGAAGAAAAATGCAGAAATAGAAAGGTTAACAGAAGAAAGAAATAAACGTGAATTAACTGAAGAAGAAGAATCACAACTAGCTGAAGAAACTATGAATAGAGATGCTCTACGTAAATTAGTAGAGGATAGACAAGATCATATTGATGTTATAGAAAATATAGAACAATATGCATATGAGCGTGATTTAGAAAAGCAGGTAGAAAATGCTAAAGCATTTGCAGATCAAAAAGCTAAAGCCCAAGCTGAAGAATTAGAAAGTTTAGGAGGTATAACTGATGCTGCTCTACAGGCAAGACAAGAGTTTTTAAATCAGCTAGATAGTAGTTTTACTGAAGATGAATATGGTGAAGGTGGTGAAGCCATTGGTGGAGAAATGGATTCTTCCTTTGCTGAAGATGAAAGCGAATATGTACAAGCAGCTATACAGGATTTAACAGAACAAATACCAAATATAGGTAATAGTTTAACTGAGTTTATAGAAGATGAATATGGTCTAGGTGGCGATGCTATTGGCGGTGAAATGGACAGTGCCTTTGCTGAGGATGAGGATAGTTATGTAGCAGAAGCACTAAAAGCTTTTAATGAGCAAGTGCCAAAATTAACAACAACCTTTAATGAATTCAGTGAAAATGCCGAAGAAGATGTGGATAGCACTAGTGAGTTTAATGGATATAATGATCCAGAAACTGCTATAACTGACTTGACAGAACAAATAGCTGGACTAAAAGAATTTGAACAAGATGAGTATGGTCTAGGTGGTGAGGCTATCGGTGGTGAAATGGATAGTTCCTTTGCTGAAGATGAATATGGTGTAGGAGGAGAAGCAGTAAATGAAGCTGCTCAGAATCTAGTTGATCAAATTCAAGGGCTTAAGGAATTTGAAGAAGATGAATATGGCGAAGGCGGTGAAGCTATTGGAGGTGATGATAACGGTGATGATTATAGTGGAGCCAGTTTATTAGAAGATCTAAGAAATCAAATTCCTGATAGTATGATGGATGACGCTGCATATGCAGCAGGACCAGGTGATGCCAGTATAGCAGGTATGGATTATGCAGATGGTGGACCAGGTGATTCCAGTATAGCAGGTATGGATTATGCCACCGAACAAGATAAAAGACTAGAAGTTTCTGGTATGGATAAAAAAGGCAAACCTCAGACTGAAAGTAATTTTACTCCAATCACTATGGATATGTTTACTTTAGGACCAGATGGTTTACCTATTGCTAAACCTAAAGCAGAAGCTAAAACTATACCAGCAGCAGTGAAAAAGGATGAAAATCAAAGTGACGCAGAAACTAAAAGGTTGCAACGTCAAAATGATGCTAAAAAAGTTGAAGATGATAAAAAATCTGAACCTAAAACAGCTCAACCTGAAGCAAAACCACAGAGTAAAACTCTTGACGATGTTGTAAAAACTTTAGAATCATTAAATACTTCTATAGGAAAGTTGACTCAAAAAGTTGAGGAAACTAGCAACAAAGAAATAAGCGCCATGAAATCTATGGACGGAAATCTATTTAAAAGGTAATTTATATGAGTTGGCGTAGGCATTTTAATCCTGTTGACACTAGCGATCAACAAAGCTTGAGCGTACTAGGAAACCTAAATAATGGAAATAGGCCAGGACCAGCACGTAGTAATTACAGTAGTTTTTTACCTGACATCTATGTAGGAACTCCTAATCGTATTGAAAGATATATGCAATATGACACTATGGATATGGATCCAGAAGTCAATGCTGCCCTAGATATTTTAGCAGAATTTTGTACACAGAAAAATAAAGAAAACAATACAACATTTAGTCTAAGTTTTAAAGATCGTGCCACAAATAGTGAAATTCGTGTGCTACGTGAATACTTACAACAATGGTTTAAGCTACAACATTTTGATACTAGATTTTTTCGTATCGTAAGAAATACTTTTAAGTTTGGTGATAGTTTTTTTATTCGTGATCCTGAAACACAAAAATGGTTTTTCGTAGATCCTGCTAAGATGACTAAGATTATTGTCAACGAAAGTGATGGAAAAAGACCAGAACAATATGTGGTTCGTGATCTAAATCCAAATTTTAAAAATCTTGTAGCTACTCAAATACAAAATAGTCCACAACAAACCAACAATCGTGGCAGTAATTATATTGCCGGTGGTGGTATGAGTCGTGGTGCTACTGGAGCATATCCAACCCAGTATGGTGATCGCTTTAGTTTAAATGAAAATGAGGTAGCAATTGATGCTGCTCACGTTGTACATTTAAGTTTGAGTGAAGGTCTTGACAATAATTATCCATTTGGTACTAGCCTGCTTGAACAAGTTTTTAAAGTATACAAACAAAAAGAATTACTTGAAGATGCTATTTTAATCTATCGTATACAACGTGCTCCAGAACGTAGAATTTTTTATATTGACGTAGGCAATATGCCTAGTCATATGGCTATGAGCTTTGTTGAGCGTGTAAAAAATGAAATACATCAGAGACGTATACCTAGCCAAAATGGTGGAGGAATGAACATTATTGATAGTGCATATAACCCATTAAGCATAGGTGAAGACTACTTCTTTCCACAAACAGAAGGTGGTAGAGGCAGTAAGGTAGAAACGCTTCAAGGTGGACAAAATCTTGGTGAAATTGACGATTTGAGATATTTTACAAATAAGTTGTTTAGAGCCTTGCGTATACCTAGTAGCTATCTTCCTAGTGGTCCAGATGACGGACAACAACAATATAACGATGGTCGTGTAGGTACAGCATACATTCAGGAACTGCGTTTTAATAATTATTGTATGCGATTACAAACATTGTTAACAAGTGTGTTTGATGAGGAATTTAAGAGATTTTTACATTATCGTGGTGTAAACATTGATACAAGTTTGTTTGAAATAAAATTTCAAACACCATTAAACTTTGCTGCTTATCGTCAAAGTGAGATGGATGGACAGCGTATCAACACTTTCAATACCATACAGGCAGTGCCCTATATGAGTAAGCGTTTTGCGTTGAAGAGATTCTTAGGATTAAGTGAAGAAGAAATAGCAGAAAATGAAAATTTATGGCGTCAAGAGAAGGGTATGGCACCTATAACTGGTACAGATGCTAGTGGTGAACTACGAGGAGCAGGGCTCAGCGCAGCAGGTATTGATAGTGATTTGGAGATGGCCAGTGATACTACAGCACCTGAGGATATGACAGCAGGGATGCCTGGTGGTATAGCTCCAGAAACAGGATTAGCAAGTCCTATGGCAGCAGCTCCTCCAATGTAATAAATACACTATGATTCTTCGAGAACTATTTTACTTAAATCCTGAAACACAGAAAATTTCTAATGATTTTAGATTTGATTCTGCACGGGATGTAGAAGAATTACAGCGCAGTGACACAAGAAAAACCAGACTAACCTTAAGACAGATAAATGATTTACGTAAGGCGTCAGAATCGCACATTTTAGAAACGGAAGAAGAAATGGAGTTCGTTCAAAAAATGTACGGTACTGAACCTGCACAGCCTGCCGCTTAAATCATTTATAAGGATAGTTTATGATACACCCACCTATTGATGGCCTAGTATGCCAGCAACACGAGAATTTTCAAGCACCTTTTCGAGTATTTTTTAATGAAATAAAACCTACAACAGTAATAGAAATAGGTATTGGACAAGGTGCTACAAGCCTAGCATTAAACAGAATTTTAAAAGAAGTTGGACACGAATACCAAATGATCAGTTATGAGCTACATCCACAAGGATGGTATGCAATGTTGAGTAATGAAGGTATTTTAGTTAGAATTTGTAATCTTTTTACAGATGATTATAGTGCTCTGCGTGAAAGTAATACAGCAGAGATAGTAGGAAATATTCAACGATCAGGTACTACTGTGTTAATGTGTGACGGTGGTTTGAAGAAAAATGAAGTAAATTTTTTAGCAGATTACTTAAAGCCAGGTGATTTTATCATGGCACATGATTATTGTAGAACTGTTGAATATTTTGAAGAAGCTATTAATAATCGTATATGGAATTGGTGTGAGATCACTGATGCTGATATACAGGACGCTATGGATAGAAATAATTTTCAAGATTATATGCGTGACGAATTTCAGAATGTAGCTTGGATGTGTCGTCGAAAACCAGTATAATACGTAGTTTTGTGTTCGGCAATGGCAGAACACGATTAAACATTGATTTTGATGAGGTTCGTTCATACGGACCTATCTATGCTTGTAATGCTGTTTATAGAGAATATACGCCAGATTTTTTAATTGCAGTTGATCGTAAAATGATTAACGAAATAAAAAATTCTAATTATAATACTTCAAATGTGTACACTTATGACAATATTGATCGTAGACAATATAAAAATTTTAACTTTATAGAACCTAATTTAGGATGGAGTAGCGGACCTACTGCTCTTTATTTGGCCTCAAAGACTATGCCAAAGGAAGTTTATATATTTGGGTTTGATTTTGAAGGATTGAATGGTAAGTTAAACAATGTATATGCCGATACTTTCAATTATAAAAGTCGTGATGATAAAGCTACATACTACGGAAATTGGATAAAACAGACAGAAAAAGTTATAAAAGATAACCCAAATATAAAGTATATTAGAGTAACTATTCCAAATTTCTTCGAAGTCAAATGGCCATATGATAACTATAACCAAATACTATACGAAGATTTTAGAAAAATGATGCTAGAGTGGAAAAAAATTCGTTAATTTTAGCCTATAATACACCGTTTTTTTAAGTTATATGTAAATAATACTTGACAGCTCATTACCTATAGGAGAACAAAATGGGAGATCGTTCAAAGTTCGAACAGATGCTTGAGTACCTTATTAACGATGAGGAAGCCCGAGCACGAGAATTGTTTCATGATATCGTCGTGGCCAAGAGCCGCGAGATTTACGAGAATTTATTAGCCGAAGACTTTCAAGAGGAAGAAACAGAAGAAGCTCGTGATAACGACGATGATGACGTCGAAGAAAATTACGGCATGGGTGGAGATATGCAGCCCCCTCAAGAACCAGGTATGGAAGCCTTCGGTGGTGATGCATCAGACGACATGTTAGGTGACGTTGGTGATGAAGGTGATGATGAGATGGACATGGACATGGGTGGCGACATGGATAGTATGGGTGGCGACATGGATATGGACATGGGCGACGGTGATGATGGACTAGGTGATAGACTAGACGATCTAGAAGCTGAATTAGCTTCGATTAGAGATGAGTTTGAAACAAAATTAGGTGGCGATGAAGAGGGCGGCGACATGGGTGACATGGGCGGCGACGAAGAAGGCGATGATATGCCACCTATGGGTGATGAAGAAGATGACGAAGTAAAAGACGGCATGTTCTATGAAGAAAGTGATGAAGATGATAAAGATAAAGATGAAGATGATAAACAAACTG